GTGATTTAGAATTAGACCATTTCGACCACGTTAATTTTGATTATAGCATAGATGACGAAATCGAAAGTATCAAAAAAGCAGATGCCTTACTTCGAGCAAATAAAGGGCGTTTATTATTCGTATTCGGCTCATAATGATTTTAGAAAATGTCTACTTCTAGTAATTGGTAGGGTAGACTTGATTGGTAGTAATGGCATAAAATGGGATGAACTGCCAAAAGAAATGCCATTTTATAAGCTGTTAATGTTTTCCGATTGTGAAGGATGTTTAGATTGGGAGGTTTCGGAAGAATTATTAACAGAATTTGAACGGTTTGACCAAACTGCAAAAAGTGTGCTAAATAAATACGCTTATGATATTTACACACAATGGCGAAAGACATTCGAACATGGTAAGGATAAATGTGTTGTAGTGTTTGGGTAATTTAAACAACTAAAAATATGAAATGGCCAAACAAAATTACAACAAAAGACGGTCAAACCGTAATTGTATGTCACGATCAAATAAAAGTTGGTGATATTGTTTGCGAAAAACTCACAGATGGTAGTTATGAGCTATTTGCGATAGACAACCAAAACGACATAGACACTGAGAATCAAAGAGTTGTGAAAGAAATTTTATAACATGGCAAAGCAACTAAACATCGAAATAAACAAGTGCGCTGAATGTCCTTATTGCTTATACGATAGTGCATTTGAAGAATACTTTTGTAAAAAATTAACATGGGTATTTATCGAAAATAGAGACGAAGTGCATCCACTTTGCCCGCTTGAAGAAAAACAAACTTTATTCACCGAAAGCGAACTATCCAAAGCATGGGACGAAGGATATCACGCAAAAGTAGACGAGATCAAAGGCGAACGTTCTGTAAAATTCAGCGAGTTTCTTGAAAGACTAAAATAAAAGTTTGTAATTAATAAAAAAGTACTAACTTTGTAGCAATAAAACAATAAGACTCAAATAGTTAAACTGGCGCATCCTATATGGAATGGCAAAAGAGTACAAGTAATTAAACAATGAAATAGACCTCACAGAAGAAATGTCATGTGGCGGAACTGGAAGACGCTATACTTAAGCAGTTGAAGCTGGGTAATTCAACAATGCAGGTTCGAATCCTGTCATGCCAACTAAACAAAAAGACAAAATGAAATTAGAATTAAAACACATCGCTCCTTATTTGTCTTATAAGCTAAAATTTCATCAAGGATGGAGCTTTGAAAGAGGTATTGAAATAACTCTTCTTGAATTAGATATACATGGTATGGCTAATTTTAGCAATCTTAATGGGTTATGGGATATTCGTGACTTAAGACCAATACTAAGACCTATTTCGGACCTAACAAAAGAAATCGAAGTAAATGAACAGAAGTTTGTCCCAATTGATAAACTAAAAGAAATGTACAATGCCACAATGCCTGATTCGTACATTAAAAAACTACACTACATAAAATGGGATGACCAATTTACACTGTTCGGGTTAGAAGAGGATAATAGTTATGAAGTGTCAATGCCTTATGGCTTATATGAAAAGCTATTTGAATGGAATTTTGATGTTTTTGGGCTTCTTGATGCTGGGTTGGCCGTTGATATTAACACACTAAAGAATTAAACAATAAAACAATGTACAAAGTAAAGCAAGAAGACTTAACAGGGGGCATCATAGGGCTCCCTGTGTAGAAGTAGCTCAAAAGATTCCAATTTAAACTACGAAAAGAAGAACGTGTATGCTAGACTACACAAAAGGCTCAATAATGCTATTTCTTGCGCTTGTGGCGTGTTGCTATTGGTATGACTGGCGTCTTGCTTTGATAGTTTACCTTGGGTCTAGTGGAACGGCCTACATAATAAAAAGCTGGAAAAGTTAGCTTTGTTAACAAAAAAGTATTAATATTGTGCGCTAAAAAACAAAGTTTATGAAAAACATCTCAGTAATTTGTGCAATCGCATTGTTTTTATTTACAGCCTATCACTCGTTTCAGGAATGGCGTATTAGTTACTACTCGGACAACATTATGATGGTAACGTTTACCGCCTGCCTTGCAATCGCATGTGTCATATTTGCATGCAGAAAGCAGTTTTAAATGGCTTGGTTTATAGTAATCAATCTAGTAACGGTGGCCTTTTGCGCTATGTTTAAGGCCGCTAAAGATGTTATTTCGCACAAGTTTGATATATCCATTTGGAGAAACAAACAAACGCTATTTTACGACCCTAAATACTCGTGGCAAAACAAGTATAAGGATTACCCAAAAGACAAAAGAGAGTTATTTTGGGGTTCTACTAGGTGGTTTGTTTGGATTACTGACGCTTGGCATTTCTTCGATATGGTTAAATTGAGTAACTGGCAGCTACTTAGTTTGATGAACATGATTCTAGTTTGGCAAAACATAATCGACTTGAACAAGAACGGATATGTTACTGCATTGGTCCTGATACTATACATTCCACTAGTCAAGATTTGGCACGGTATAGTATTTGAGTACTATTACAAAAATGTATTTATAGACGAAAAGTATAAGGATAAACAACATTAACAAAAAAATCGTAAATTCGCTCAAAAAAGAGCATGAACGGGCAATGTATACGCCAACACTTCACGATAGCAGCGGCAAAGACCGAAACAGTAGATAGTGTTATCTCCCCAATTGACACACAACAATGCTGTTATCAGTTAGGCGTATATGCCTCGACATTAAGCACAGATGAACTCAAAAACGACAAGTCTAGCTTCATTTTCTTCTTTTCTCAGTTATATTCTGGGGTAAGTCTAACCTTACAGAAATCAGTAAACGGAACATACACCGACCTAACTAGCCTTAACAGTAACACATACGGAACTTTTAAGGCTTTCGGCTTTTTCACAAACAAATTCAGCGAAAAGGCAATAGGATATCAACTAAACTGGAGAAATATCCTCTTAATCCACGAAACAGGCGACTATCGTATAAAATGCACCGCAACCCATGCAATAGACGGTGCGCAAACGTTCTACTCCTTCGAATACTGCCTAAACGAGTTTTACGAACACCTAGCAGACAACTCAATCCGCTTTGAATGGAAACAAAACGGACAAATCGGAGACGTAGCAAACGACGCAAAACAAAACGACTACGGATCACTAGACTGGTATTGCCAACTAAGACTAGCAAACGCTTTTATCGGATTTCCTAGTGCAACATTCGAAACCGAATACGTACGATACCAGACAGGTCAACAGGTCAAAATATCTGACGGACAAAATGAAGAAATAACCTGCACCATCCAGAACACACCGGCGGAAATATTGCGATACGTTCAAGTAAACATGCTTATGGGAGACGAAATCCAAGCTACAAACTACGATAGCCGAAACCCTCACAGTTTTGTTAAAAAACGAATACACAAATCAGGGGACTGGAAACCACGCTGGGACAGGTACAGCAAGAATGGAAGCGTAGATTTGACGTTCATTCCAGAGTTCAATAATCAAAAACACAAAAGAGAATAACTATGGGAGCGCCGAAAGGAAATAACTATTGGCAATTTAGAGGTAAGCACGGGGCTAACTTTGCATACACTCCAGAAGAGCTATGGAATGAAGCCGTTAAATATTTCGAATGGATAAGTGAAAAGACGTGGATAAAAAAGGAAGCTATTAAGTCAGGAGATATGGCAGGTACGTTAATAGACATTCCGACTAGTACGCCAATGTCAATAGACTCATTCTGTCTTTTCGCAGATATAGATAGGGTTACTTTTACTAATTATGAATCAAACGAAGGAAGTTATAAAGACTTTTTCACTATCACAACACGTATACGCCAAATTATAGAATCGCAGCAGTTTGAAGGGGCTACTGTTGGAGCTTATAACCCTAACATAATAGCACGAAAACTTGGATTAGTAGATAAGTCCGAAAACTCAACTAAAAACGAAGTAACGATGGTTTGGAAAGAAACCAAAAATTACAACAATGGAGCTAACAATTAAACAAACCATTGCACTAGACTACGCTGAAGATACAGTAACCTCTGAGATTATATTTGGAGGAGCTGCCGGAGGTGGGAAATCTGCGTTGGGTTGTTATTGGGTGTTAAAGAATTGTTTCAAATACGCTGGATCACGTTGGTTAATTGGACGTGCAAAACTTAAAACGCTGAAAGAAACCACTTTGAATACGTTTTTTGAAGTTTGTAAAATACAAGGGATTAGCGCCGATATGTATGTTTATAACCAGCAAAGCGGTTCGATAAAGTTTACAAACGGATCAGAAATATTGTTAAAAGACCTGTTTTATTACCCGTCTGACCCAAATTTTGACGAACTAGGTTCTTTGGAAATAACAGGGGCGTTTATTGATGAAATAAACCAAATAACCGAAAAGGCCAAGCAAATTGTAATGAGCCGTATTCGCTATAAGCTTGATTGGTTCGGCCTTATTCCAAAGTTGTTCGGATCGTGCAACCCAGCTAAAAATTGGGTTTATACGCAATTCTACGAACCAGACAAGAAAGGGACACTAATCGAAAGAAGAAAGTTTGTTCAAGCATTGGCCACGGATAACCCACATCTTTCAGCACACTATATAGAAAACTTAAAAATGCTTGATGAACCAAGCAAGCAAAGGCTTCTTTATGGTAACTGGGATTATGATGACAATATAGACGCTTTGATTGATTTTGATTCAACAAACGACTACTTTACGAATGAACACGTAAAACCGACAGGGAGGAAGTGCATAACAGCCGATATTGCACGTAAAGGCCGTGATACTACGGTTGTAAGGGTATGGGATGGATTTGTAGTAATAGAAAGGCGTTCACTTAAAGTTTCATTGGTAAATGAATCTGTGTATTTGATTCGTTCTTTGGCTACAAAATACTCAATACCAATGAGTTCGGTTGTAGTTGATGAAGACGGCGTGGGAGGTGGTGTACGTGATTACCTTCGATGCTATGGATTTGTGAATAATTCTAAGCCAATAGGCCGAACGAATTATACAAATCTTAAATCACAATGTAGTTTTATTATGGCCAATCTAATCAAGGAAAAGAAAGTATATGAGGTTTGTACATCCGAGGACATTAAAGCAAGGGTTCGCCGTGAACTTGGTGCTGTTAGACAGGCAAACATAGACAATGACGGCAAAGTAGGAATACGAAGCAAAGAAGATATGAAAAATGAACTAGGATCCTCTCCCGACGAATGGGATTCGATTATGATGCGAGCGTTCTTTGAACTAGGACAACGATACTAAATTGCACTATTCTACTGAATCTTGACTACAACCCCGTGTTTATTCTTTAAAACATTGTACTATTCTAATAATACCGATAAATAAACTAAATTTGTACCTTTGCAAAAAACATTTGGCATGTCAACTAAGCAAATAGAACTGGCTAAAACCAACAAAAATATTTCAATACTCGACAGGGTTAAGTCTTTCTTTGGGATGTCCATGCCTTACATTGGAGACGAAACAGAATCGTACGGCACATGGCAAACGATGATTTCGAGCCACTCATTTAACCGAGTGAATAATGCAACATTGACTGAGCTGTATTACTGTCAAAATCCAGTTGTATTTTCTATTGTGACCCAAATCATAAACGCCTCTAAGAACATTAAGCTAGTGCCGTATCGTAACGGAAAGCCGTACAAATCGGGAGTTTTAAACTTGGATTCAGAACGAGCTTTGTTTAATCTTTGCACCACTGGAACGGTAGTGTTTTGGAAACGTCCAGTAATCGGGTTTGGGTATGACTTGGAGGTAATTGATACTGTTAACTTAACTGAGACCTTTGTAAATGGAGTATTTGAGTACCGTTACCAAGAACGGATGAAGCAAATCAAGATTGCCGAAAGCGAATTGATTTTCATTCGAATGTTCGAAAATCCAGCGCAAAACACAAACTTTGGGCTTTCGCCGTTAATGGCTGCAATCATGCCGAACGAGTCCCTTCGAGAAATGTACCGATGCGATACTTCTTTGCTAAAAAACAAAGGAGGGGATATTGCGATTTCGAACGGAACAGACCAGCCAATGATAGGAGAAGAAGGCTCTTTTGATATTGCACTGCAAAAGAAAATAGCAGGCTCTAGGAAATATGGCAAAGCCGTAGTGACAGAGGCCAAAATCGAAGTACACCAACTTGGGCGAACTGCAAAGGAATTGGCACTTTGGGACGGGTACAAAGTTAAGATTCGAGATATTTGTAACGTGTACGCTTTCCCGCCTCCTTTAGCTGGAGACCCAGACAGTGTTCAATACTCAAGCACTTTGGTTGCGGAACGTTGTTTGTTTACAAATTGTACGATGCCATTGCTTTCTAGGATATTTAATAACAAGCAACTAGAGGCTGAGCTAGGATATACAGTGTACCTAGACAGTTCGGACGTAGAAGCCTTGCAAGAATCACAGAAAGAAAAGGCAGATAAAGCGGCGGTGAACATGAACGC